CTTGCCGAATGATTTTAAACAACTGCTCGCGAGACTTAGCAGGCAGCACGTCAAAACCTTCCGCGCCGCGCTCAAGCGGCAACGGAGAAAGGCCGTAAGCGCGGAACAAGTCTTTAGCTTTAGCGACTTCGTTCGGCGCCAAGTTTGCGAAGCTGTACGGATCGGCCATGGTTTATGCCGCCTATTTCTTGGGTTTGAGCAACTTAGCCGCAGCGCCCTCACCAAAGGCTTCATCAAACTCTTTGCGCGCTTCGGGAGACGGATCCGCCATCAAGTCTTTAATCGCGCCTGGCGGCGGCGCCAGCGGCGTGTCGTACATCTGCAGCATGTCTTTGTATATCTTCTCGTGCTCGTCCGTCCAAGCGGACGCCGATCTATTTTTAGCGGCCTCAACTTGGTCAAGAAACAGCTTGCGCTTGGCCCTAATCGTGCCTGCGCCATCTGAAAACTGCGGAATTATCGCTTCTTGGTTGTTGTCGTATTGCAGTTTGTTATACGCCGCGCCTGTGGCGAGATACAGCAACGCATCGGCTAATTGTATTTGCGCAGCAACAATTTGCTGGCGCTCGTCATCGCGGGTAAAGTTGACGGCGCCGCTAATAAACGGCGTGTTGCCGACAACCGTTTCCCAAAACCCCGGCTTTTCCGCATTAGGGTTGGCCTTTAAGGCTTTACCGATAACGTCGCCGGCCGACAACATGCGGTTTGCGTTGTACGCGGTCTTGAGCTGATCTTCGGTAGCTTTCTGCCCCACCGCGCCCATCAACGGTTTACCGTCACCGCCCATCACCATGCGCACGTCGCTCGGGTTGCGCTTGTTGACGGCCACAAATCCTAACGCCGTTTCTTTCAAATCGTATTCGGGGTTGTTGCGCTTCCACTGATCTTGATCGCGTTCAAACGCAAGACGATCTTTGCTTAATTTCAGCGTGTCCTCGGATACACCCAGCTTGCGCTCTTCAAGCTGATTTTCAAGATACTTGGTGTACCCTTGCGCTTGTTGACGAGCATTAGCAGTCCACAACCGATCAAATTTAGTCGGAACGCCGGTCAGGTCTAACCCTGCGCTTTTTGCTTGGTTGTAGACTCCCTGCCAACTGTTGTCGTCTTCGGCGGTGCCCAAAATGTCGTAGAGACTGCGCGAATTTTTAATTTTATTCTCAAGTTCCGTTTGCGCGGCGTCGGTCTGAGCCTTACGCCCTTTACCAATTGCCTCGACTAATTTAGCGCCCGTCTCGCCAAACTGACCTACCACCGTCTCAAGCGCGTCCGGGCGATCAAAAAAGCCCGGCGCCGACACCACGCGGCGCAGCGCGTTCTGCTCTTCTAATGCGCGCTGAGACTCGCGCATCTGCATCTCGACCAGTTTGTTGCGCTGCTGCGCGTCTCGTAGCGCCGCAACTTGGCCGGCTAACTCAAACGGCGATTGAATCTGTACCGGCTGAACGCCGAGTGCGATGCGAGGATCAAGGGCCATGCTGTGTCCCTCTTACGGGCCGACGTTATAGATAGAACGTGGAGCGCCAGCGTACACGGGTGAACCCGCGCCCGCTGACGTACCCGGAATAACGCCGCCTTGTTGCGGATAGATGCGGTTGATCAAGTCGCGCTGGTTCATGTAATTGACGCCCATACTGAGCGCGTTGTTGAGCGCGTTAGCGCCGCCGATGTAGCCTGACGCACGAGCGGCAGCGCCCGAAGTCATCAGATCGCCAACGGTGCGCGCGGACTCGCCCACGTCCTGACCAAAGCCAGTCGTCGCTTGCAGACCGCCGCCGTACAGACCAGCCAGCGCGTTGGCACGCTCGGCGCGCAGCTGCATCGCGCGATTAAACGCGTTGCTGTATTCTTGCGACGCCAGCTCTTGCCCGTATTGCTGACCGGCCTTAAGAGCTCCGCCAGAGAACATGCGCCCGCCTGCCGACAGTCGTCGGTCAAGGTCTTTCATCCCCTCGCGCAGTCGGAACCCAACACCCGGATCCGTCATGAGCTCTTGCTCACCAAACTGGCGGCCAAACAAACCGTAGTCAGCGGCGCCGGTGTCCGGGCCGATACCACTTAGGCGGGCGAGCGCGTTTTGCGCTTCAAGGCCCGTTTCGCGGTACGGGCGAGACAGTTCTTCCTGCCGTGCAAGCGCGGCCTCGCGTTCTGCGGCCGCGTCTTTAGCGGCTTTCTCTTGAACCTTACCGGCTTTACGGGACGCAGCGGCGCCAACAAGGGCGCTACCGGCGATTGCTGCTGCTGTTGCGATTCCCATTTACGCGACCTCTTTGTAGAACGTACGTTCCATCGGTTGAAAGCCCTGACGGACGTACAGCTTTTCCATCTTTGACGCTCGTTCGTCCTCTAACGCAATCATAAACAGCGCCGACGCCCCTTTCTCGGTCGCCCACGCGTCTATTGCATCATACATCGCCTTGCCCGCGCCATGTCCACGAGCTTCCGGTGACAAGTACCACCAGAGCTCCTGCGCGACCCAGTAGTCCGGGTTGAAGTACATCGGGTACACCAGCGCCCCACAAACGCCGATGATCTGCCCGTCCTGCTCGGCGAGCCAGACGCCCATGTTCTGACTCTCGATGGCCGCCGTATAGAAGTCGGCAAACCCTTCCGGGCTGAAGGGGATAGCCTGGCGGATGGGCGAGGCTTCGTGGAACGCGACCGCCAGCGGCATGTACGCCGGCAGATCGTCGAGCGTAGCGGGACGGACGATCATGACACTTCTCGCCCTGACGATCGGATGTTGATGGCGGAGGCCGTGCCCGCAATCGTCGAGATAAACCCGCCCGGTGCGAGCACATGCCCCACAATCTCGGGGAACGTATATGTCTCGGCTGCCTGCAGAGTCTTGGTCTTAACGATCAAGTTTTGGTTGCCGGCGGCGTCAAACTGCGTCACGAGGTTGACCGACAGAGTGGCTGCCGAACCGCTGTAGTTAGTCGCCGTAAACTTGTCGATGATGGTCGACACGTTGGTAGCCGTGTATTGAGTTGTCTGCGTGTTCTCGGCAATTTTTGCCGGGATCAGGACTTTGACATTAACTGCCATGTGTCACCTATGTAAATACAAACCGGATGCGCCCGTTGGCGCCCGGCAAGCCTGGGTCGCCGCCCTCGACGGGATCACCGCCGTTGCCGCCACCGCCGCCAGTAAGGCTGTTGTCGCCAGCAATAGCAACTGCACCTGTTTGCGTAAAAGGCGCTCCACCGTTGCCGTTAGTGTTGGTCGTATTGCCGCCAGAAGCCGTGCCGCCAGCGCCTTGCTGGCTGCCGTAGATACCAATACCACCGTAGCCTCCAAAGCCCCCCGTCGCAATCATTTCGGTCAACGCATACGTTCCAGCGTACGCCACTGACTGACCGCCAGCGCCGCCGACCGCATCACCGACCGTGCCGCCTGCACCCGCAGCGCCTACAGTGTAGAAAATGGTCTTGTTGGCGTCGCCGCCAGTGACAGCCAGCACGGTCTTAACATAAGCGCCGCCGCCACCGCCGCCGCCCGGATTGTCTTGAGGCTCGTAGGCAAACTCGCCAAAAATGTTCGTTACCGTACCGTAGCCGCCGCCACCGCCAGCACCCCACACCTCGACGGTCATGCTCGTGACCCCCGACGGAATAGAGATAGACCCGGAGCCAGATGAGAAGTCAAAGGTGTTCCCAGACCCGCCAGCCGTGCCTGCAATCGCTGCTGCTAGGGTAGCGCCGCCCATTAGGACAGTCCTGCTCCGCTGATTAGCCACGAGGTCGAGCCAATCTTGACGCAAGTTGCCAAGCCGTTACGCGCAAGGGTGCGGGTGCCGGTCGTCGTGCTGTTAGCCAGCGTCAGGGTGTCGCTTGTAATGGCGATCGAAAGTGCCAAAGCGTTAATGTTGACGATGATGATGACCGTACCGATCGGGAACGCGACAGCCGAGTTGGCTGGAATGGTCAGCGTTAGCGACGCGCCATTCATCAAAATCGACTTGCCGCGATCGGCCAGCACCAACTGGTAATTAGCCGTCTTGCTAACTTGCGGGGCTTCTCGGTAGCCCACCGCATAGTTCGCGCTAACCGTGTCGTTGTCGGGGATTAGCGGCGTGCCGGTAAACGTGGGTGAGGCAATCGGCGCATACGTGGCGGCAACCTGCGCGGTTGTCAGCGCGTTGGTGATGCCGTAGCCGGCCAGCGTCGTCGGCGTCCCGGTAATGGTCGACCAAGCAATCGACTCGGTAGACACGTCATTGATGCCGCCGATGTCATCGTAATCGCCGATCTGAACATCGTCAGAATCAGTCAATACAAACCGATACAACAGCCCTTCGGTCAGCCACATGTCTTCGGGCAGGCGGCCGGCAGAGGTGAGAATAATCGGGTTCGTGTTCGCCGACGTACCTAGTACAGACGTGTACGTGGTTTGCGGCGTGGTGGTGCCAGCGGCGTAGGTGTAGATCTTACCGCCCGACAGCACGGAAGAGCCGTCGTTGGTAAAGAACTGCGCTCCCGCGCCAGCAAAAGCTGAAAGATAGACTGGCATTGCTTAAATCCTCACTCCAACAGCAAGTTGTTGAATTTGGCCGCTTGCGTGATAACCCAATTTGTTCCGTCAGAGACGATGGTAGCCCAATCGCCGGCGTTTGCCGCCAAAATTGCGGTTGTGGCCGACCCGCCATCTTGGGGAACGACGTTAGCCGAAGCGGACACCAACAGTTGCGCTTGGTAACTAATGAAGTATAGAACGCGCCCGCTGCTGGCCGAAGCCGACGGCAGGGTCGCCGTGCAAGTAGAGCCCGATTTATTGACGATAATCCATGTATCCGTAGCACCGACCGTAAAGTCAGCCGTGTACGTCACTGGCGGCGTGGTCGTTACAGGCGTCGGGCCAGAGCTAGTAGACACTGCCGGAATGACCGGCGGAAGTTTCTGCAGATCGTCAATCTGCGAACGTAGCACCGCTACTTCGTCCTCGACTGTTGAAGACAGGTAAGGCGCCAGCTCAAGATCCGCAATCGTGGTCGCCGTGGTGCCGCCGCCCGTCAACACGTATTGGTTGTTTAAGAAGCGGAACCATTCACGCGAAATAAGCCCTGTCCGTTCGTCTATAAACGGGACACGCGGGGCAGGTATTTGCGTGATGTTCTGGGACATTACGAGCCTGTCGGACTAAGCTGCAGCTCGGCGCCCATGATGGCGACCTTGACCGGATCAGTACCGCTAATTTCGTACACGCGGTCGCGCAGTTTGACGGTCATGCCCAGCGCGCGGAAAAACACGCGAGTGCCATAGGCGCCGATTCGCCCCATTGAGGCTTGGCGCTTGCCAGTCCACGTATGCCCGCCGTCGTCTGACCAGCGCAGCATTAGCTGTGGGTTGGCGCCAAGAGTGAACGCCTGATCCAGCACAATGTCGTCACCGGACTCCGTTTGCAGGATTTCCAGCAGCTCTGTACCAAGGTAGGGCGGCTCATCGTTAAGCGCATAGCCCGGCAGCCCTACGCCTGTTTCGCAGTCAATCTGCAGCGTATGGTGAGCGGTGCGCTTGAGGTCGTTGGCGCCTGGCGGTAAAGCGCGCCAACGGCGCAGCCATTTCTGAGTCTGTCCATCATCGGCGTACACGTCCAAGCTAAATGCGTACAGCTTGCCGTTTTCGTAATCGCCAATAATCGGGTCGCCGTTAAACCGGGCATGGCTGTTGCCGCGATGGCGTTTGAAGTCACCATTACGGAACCCGGCGCGCTCGTGCCATGCGCCCGTAGCCGCATCAAACACCCAAGTAGTGTCCGCGTTCGTAAAGTTCAACACGTAGAACGTGTGGCCGTCCTGCTGGTAGGTGTAGCCCACCGCGTCAGTTAGGTCGCCGTAACCTTGAATGGCAAATTCAACGGCGTGCGTTGAGATGCGTACGCCGGTGTAGCCGTTAGCGCGATAGACGATGCCCTGACCGCGAGGGTCTGCGCCTAGCCAAAAGACGGAGTTGTCCATCTTGGCGACCGAGTACGGCGCAATACAGCCGATCTCGTTAAAGGCGCCTTGGATGCGG